GCCAACGCTGGCTGCCGTTATGTCAATGGTTTTTGCGCTGCTGCCGTCCCATGCGCCCTGACTGGTTCCGTTCAGTTTGATGGTCAGGCTGTTATTTAGTTTTTCGGCGCTCGTTGCGGAGCCGCCCGCGTTGCTGGAACCGGCATAGTTTGTGGTTCCGGTGACTTTGGCCCCTGTGGCACTGTGGGCAATTACCCCTTTCGGCAGGTCGGCAGCCCGCACCGTATCGCCGGTCAGGTCGAGGACAACGGCATCATTGATAACAACCTTGTTTACGGCCATGCTCAGCCTCCGATCGTCAACGTCTGGCCGCCAGCCGCATTATCAACGTATGTGGCCGGGATCGCCTGCACAGTAACTTGAGACAGGCAGTTATACGCTTTGTCGGGCAGCACAACCTGCTGCTCAAAGGTCGGCGTAACGCTCTTGGCCTGCGGCTTCATACCTTCGCTTCCGCTCATAGAGCCTTTCACGCCCAGGACCGTAACGCCCTCGCGGATATTTGTGGGCACCAGCTTGGCCTGTTCGGTCGCTGCGATGGTCACCCCGCCTGCGCCATCGTGGAAGCCCATGGGGATGGTGTACTTACCAGAAACGGTGCTGATTTCACCGTTGACTTCGCCGTTGTTGGGCATCGTGCCGGTCATTTTAGCGCCACGCGCGTAGAATGTTTTCCCGTTCAAAACCTCCGCCACAGCTGCGGTGGCATCGCTGGTATCCGCGTCTTTTGTGCTGGTGCCGGTAATGGGCGCGCCGGACTTATCGTGTGCCGTGATACCTTTTGCCAGCTTGTCCGGGGTAATGGTATCTGCGGTAAGGTCAAGTTTCGTTTCCTTGCCGATAACAACCTTGTTTACGTATTTATTGGGCATTGTAGTATTCATCTCCTATTATCAGTGTGTAGCCGCTTGAATCGTTGGATACCTCATACTGCGGTATCTTGCGGATTGTTACGTCCTGCTGCATCAGCCGCTTTGCGGTGGGCAGGGTCTGCGCCGAGAACAACGGTGTGATGTCATATGGTCCTGCATACTCCGGCGCACCAACCACTGCGGTGCCAGCCACGTCCACCCGCACGGGCACCGCCCCGGCAATGCGCACCGATACTGTGCTCTGTTGGGCCACTCGCACCTGGATCATGCACCATCAACCTCCTGAAATAAGGTCGGGCTCATTTTGAGCGCCAGAATCTCCGTCTGCGGCTGGTCAGTGCTGTCCCGCAACGTGATGCGGGTGTCCATGTACAATGTTTCGCCGCCCAGGAATCTGTACGTTTCTTCCCGCGTCCAGGGGATAAGGATGATGTTCTGTCCTTCCTGCCGGGTGCAGTCATCCGGCCAGACGTTGGATTTAATGGCCGGGAAGCCATTATAATTTTTTTGTTTAAATACAAATTCTATCCGGCTCACATCATCCAGATCCAGCCCGATTTCCACGGGCAGCACAAATTGCGTTCCCTGTTTCATTCGTTTTTCTCCTGGCTCGGCTGGTTCTCCGCTGCCATTTCCTCCGCAGCCATATTTTCACGTACAGCAGACAGCACGTTCTCTAAAATCAGCTCAGATACCGCATACGGGATCTTGGCATCATTCAGGGCAGCAATAATCCTGCGTTTGCAATCTTTAATGCGTTTGGTATCGGTCATAGTCTGCACCCCCTTATGTGTCACAGCCGCGCATTTACAGCGTCTTTCAAGGTTTTGATAGCGGCCAGAAGATCCTCATCCAGAGCCACGAAAGAGGCCCTGTTGTTCTGGCTGGTGATGTTGCCGTCACTGTCTAATTCGGTGTAAGCGTAAGATACGCGCTCGCCCTCTGCGGTGGTAACCACCGCAACGCTGGTCAGTTTTTTCACGCCTCGTCATCCTCCAATTTCAACAGATTTTTGGTATTTAGTTTTGCGTTGGTATCGGTCAACAAGCTGTCCGCAGCATCAGCACTGGAATCCAGCGCGCGGGCGGCGGTAATTGCGGCCAAATCTTCGCCTTCCGGCATGGGAGCAGGATAATTGCATTCGCTGGGTTCGGCATATCCGCCCTCGTACCCCTTCTGCGCCGCCATGCAGAGCCAGGCAAAGCACTGCCCTGGTGCGCCGTGTATAATGGCATACTGGCCGCAGTTTTCGGCCCACAGGTGGCCGGTTCCATCGCAATCCGTCAGCAGCCAGGCGGGCTGCCCGTGCTGGGCGATGGTCTCCGCATAGCGCGGGTCAAGGGCAATCAGGCACCAGCCTTCGGGGCCGCACTGGCCCCTTCCCCAATCGGCAAAGGTCGGGGTAGGGGTTTCAAACGCGGCCATTTTCAGCGCGCCGAAGCTGGTAGGCACCACACGGGATTTCTCGCCCCAAACGTCCAGGTTGTGTACATTCAGCTTGCCGGAAACGCCAACTCTTGTAGTATTAAAATCGGCATCGCTGTCATCGCTGCGGTTGTAGGTGATCTGCATCCCAACGTAAGAGGTCGGGTTCAGACCGTCAACCCAGCCATAGCTCATGTACTTGCTGCTTGCGCCAAAATAGGACCGCCCGGCTTCCGAGTACAGCACGCCGGTCAGGCCAATGCTGCCGGTGTTGATGGTTGCGTACCACGCAATATGGCGGTTATCCAAAAATACACGCTCACCGGCCTCGGTGCCCATACGTATCCATGCGTTGTCCAGGTCGTACACGGTAGTGTAGTTGAGGTTATGCAGCTGCCCGGTGGTAATGTTTCCGCCGTTGATGATTGTCTTGTCCTGGTTCCAGGTACTCAAATCCGAAAATGTCACCACGCCGGATAGGTTGATCTGTGCGCTGGTGATCTCTGTTCCGCCTGCCGTCAGCTTGATGGTGCTGCTGGTTCCGCTTGTGCTGGCCGTCAGCTTAATTTCGCTCACCGTCTGCTTGATCTCGGTTTTTGTTTCGGTGGTAGTCAGGTAATCGCCGCTGCTGGCCGTCCACGCGGTAGGCGCGTTGCCCATCTGCACCATGGGGTGCATGATGGTCAGATCGTTGGTAACGGTGGCGTTATCGTTCGCGGTACTCACAAACAGACCGTCTGCATAGCCGTCCGCGGTCGCCGTAAAGGCCGCCCAGCGCAGCTTCCAGCCGTTGTCCAGCTCAATGTCCTGCTTCGCATTTTTGAATGCATTGCCGTAATAACTTTTTGCGCCGCTGCTGTTCTTGGTCTCAAACTGCAAAAACAGGCTGTCCGTGCCGGAGTTGAGCTTGTACAGTACCGATGCACAATAGGTCATGCCCTTGGCAATCACCAGCGTTTTGTCCGCACCAAAGTGGAAGCGGGTGTTCTGCGCCTTATTGGTCACTCGGACGGATTCACCGCTGATCGTGTATGTCCCTTTTTTTCTCAGGTCATTGCCGCCTGCATCCAGGGTCGCATTGTTCCAGTCATCGGTGCCCGCAATAATATTGTTGCCGCCGGTGATCCGCTGCGTTACCGTCTGGGTAATTCTGTCGGCTTTCTGGTCAATCGCGGATACTGATTCTTTAACGGTTTTGAATTCCTTCTTGGTGCTGTCCAGGTCGTTGGAAATGGTTGTGGTGGTTTCTTTCAGGCTGCGGACAGTTGAGCTGATACTATCCGCCTTCTGGCTGATGCCGGAGACATCCTCTTTCAGGCTGTTCACCGTTGCGGTGGTGGCGTAATCCTGCAATTTGCGGTCAACGGCATCATTGGCAGCGCTGGTAGCGGTGTCCTTCACGTTGGCCGTTACCGTTTCAGTCACTGACTTGGTGACCTCGGTTTTGATCTCGTCAGCGGTCTGCGAAAACAGGCTTTTTGCGCTTTCCTGCGTCAGATAGTCGCCGGAGCTGGCGTTCCACGCGGTGGGCGCGTTGCCGTATTGCAGCATGGGGTGCAGCAGCGAAAACTTGTTGGTGCAGTTGCCATTGCTGTCGAACTCGACAGTTTTCAAAACGCCGTTTTCGCGGGGGGTCCATGTACCATACCGCAGCACCCAGCCGTTTGTCTGCTTAATTTCGAGCTGGTCAGCGGTTTTTATGAAGGCAATGTAACGTTGTCCGTCATCGCTCGTAAACGTAATGCCCAGCCGCAGCGCATCGGTGCCGGAAATGAGTTTGTACATAACGGACAGACATAGGGTAACGCCTTTGGTGATATGAGCGCTAACAGCGTTGAACTCGAACCCGCGGCTTGTGTTCGCATTGGTAATTGTTGCGCTGCCATCATTGCCATACGCCACGCTACTGTCAATGCCGACATAGTTGGCGTTCTTGAAGCTCTCACTGCCCAGGATCAGGTTGCCGCCGCCGGTGATTTTGGTGTCTTTTTTCACCTCAGAGGAAAGCCCGTCCACCGTTGCTTTCAGGTCGGTGTACTTGCCGGTCAGGTCGCTGGCCTTTACTTCCAGGCCGTCCACGCTGGTCTTGATCTCCAGCATCTTGCCGGTCAGGTTCTTGTAGCTCTGCTCATTTACGGCTGCGGTTCCGTCCCGTGTGGCGTTGCCGGTGGATTCCAGCGTGACCTGCTGACCGGATATTTTCCGGGTCATGATATAGGAGCTCAGCACATTTCCGCGGGCATCAGTGACAGATACAATGTTTCCAGGCGCGGGCAGGGGAAAATCCGCCGGGACGGTTACTTTGAGCGGTGTGTAGGTCACGCCCTGCATCGTTTCAAATATCGCCTGCGCGACCGGCTTCAGTGCATCCGCAGTGGCGGATGTCAGCAGCAGGTTGCCCTGGATAACCAAGGCATTTGATCCACTCTCGTCGGACGGATACAGCACACCCACGTCGTCATCGCTCTGCCGGATCTGTACTTTGACGACCGGCGCGGTCTGAAACTTGTCATGCGACAGGCCGTCCCTTATGTATACGGTTGGCCCGATGCTCTGCGATGTGTAATCTGTGTACCAGGCAAATTCGATTTTTCCGTCCGGTGTAGCCCGCAAGAATGTGCAGGATGCTTCGGCCACCCATGCAAGCAGCTGGCGCCCGGTCAGATTATCGGAATAAAAGGCCTGCACCAAATAGGTTCCATTGCGGGGCAGGGAGCTGTTGACAATGGTTACGCCGCACCGCTGTGCTACCAGCCCGGCGAATTTCCACAATGTC